TATAATGGCATTTACTAGCTATACAACATTAAAGACAAAGATAGGTGAGTATCTAGCTCGAACAGATTTAGATGCACAGATACCTGACTTTATTCGTCTGGCAGAAGAAAGACTACGCAGAGACTTACGCATTAGACAAATGCTAAAAGTAGCTACTGCTGATACTGTTGTTAACGACTCTACAGTATCACTACCATCTGACTTTCTGGCAATGAAAGACTTACATCTAGATACAAACCCTGTCAGAGTCTTACAGTTCCAAAACACATCTAACTTCTTTAGAAACGCTAGAACAACAGATAAAGGCGTTCCTACCATGTATACATTATTAGGTAGTGAGTTTCAATTTGCTCCATATCCTGATGCTGCATATACATTAAGAATGGTGTATTACCATAAACCTGATTTCTTATCAGACAGTAACGCATCTAACTTATTTCTAGCTAACTGCCCAGACTTACTCTTATACGGTGCATTAGCAGAAGCTGAACCTTATCTTATGAACGATGAACGCATAGCTACATGGGCATCTTTGTATGACAGAGGTCTAGCATCATTAAGAGCAAGTGATGATGATAGCGAATATCCATCTTCTCCAATGTCTATAACACTTTCAACGAGGTAAATTAAAATGGCAGAATTTAGTAATTATTTAGAAAATGCGTTAATCAACGCAGTATTAAGAAACACATCATACACATCACCTACGACTGTATATGTATCTTTATACACATCAGACCCAACAGATGCAGATACAGGTACAGAAGTATCAGGTGGTTCATACGCAAGAACAGCAGTGACTTTTGGTGCTCCATCTAATGGCGTATCTACAAACTCTGCTGATGTAACATTTCCAACTTGTACTGCTTCATGGGGTACAGTTTCGCACATAGGCATACATGATGCTTCTACTGGTGGTAACTTATTATTTCACACACCTTTAGATACATCCAAAACAATCGACTCTGGTGATATTTTTAAAATCACATCAGGCAACTTATCAGTTACATTAGCGTAAGGATAAATAATGGCATTAGTCGTTAAAGATAGAGTACAAGAAGTAACCACGACTACAGGTACAGGTACAGTCACACTTGCAGGTGCAGTCACAGGTTTCCAAGACTTTAGTGCAATCGGTGATGGTAACACTTGTTATTACGCAATCACATCTGGTAATGATTGGGAAGTTGGTTTAGGTACATACACAGCATCAGGCACAACTTTATCTCGTGATACTGTATTGGAATCTAGCAACAGTGGTAGTAAAATAACACTTGCAGATACGAGTAATGTATTCGTCACCTACCCTGCTGAAAAGTCAGGACACAAAGATTCTACAAACACCATCTACTCTGAACAGGTCGGTTCTAGTAATGGAATCTTTGTAAACAATGCTACGATTGGTGCTAATTACACTATACCTACAGGTTATCATGCTGTGTCAGTCGGACCAGTAACAGTAAGTGGTGGAGTGAGTGTAACAGTTCCTGCAAGTTCTAATTGGAAGGTTATATAATGGCAATTAAGATTAATGCAGATACTACTAATGGTTTAGTAATCACACCAGACACAAGCGGTGAAATAGAGTTTCAACAAAACGGCACTAAAATGATTAAGTTTGGTCCTGATGGTTTAGAGTTGCCAACATGGACAACTGCAACAAGACCTGCTAGTCCTGCACAAGGATATTTAGGATTTAACACTACAACTAATGAACCTGAATGGTATGATTCTGCTAATGGTCAATGGTTTTCTTTTAGAACAGACCCAACACAATATTCTTCTGACTACCTAATAGTTGCAGGCGGAGGTGGCGGTGGTGGTGCGACTCGTGGTGCAGGCGGTGGTGCAGGTGGTATGTTGACAGGCACGACTAATTTAATTAGAGGAACAACTTACAATGTTACTATTGGTTCAGGTGGTGCATCAGGTGCTTACTCTACAAACTACGCTACTAACAACAAAGGAACACAAGGTGTAAACTCTACAGCACTAGGACTAACTGCAATTGGTGGTGGTTTTGGTCAAGGTGGTGATGGATTTGGAACAGCAGGTTCAGGGGGTTCAGGTGGCGGTGCTTGGTATACATCAGGTGGAGCATCAGGTGGAGCAGGAACTACTGGACAAGGAAATAAAGGTGGTGACGGAGGAACACCTGCACCATATGGTGCAGGTGGAGGTGGAGCAGGTCAAGAAGGTTTTGATTTTAATGATGCTTCTACACCACAAGAAGGTGGTGACGGACTACAATCATCTATAACTGGAACTGCAACTTATTATGCAGGCGGAGGTTCTGCTTCTGATTTTCAAGCAAATAGTGGTAGAGCAGGTGGTTTAGGTGGTGGTGGTGTTGGTAGAAATGCCATTGGCACAACTGTTGGAACTTCACCAATGAATGGAACTGCAAATTTAGGTGGCGGTGGTGGAGCATCAGGTAACGGTGGTTCAGGTGTTGTTATATTTAGAGTATTAACTTCTGATTATTCAGGAACTACAACAGGTTCACCAACAGTCACAACAGACGGAAGTTATACAGTTATTAAATTTACCGCATCAGGTAGTTACACAGCATAAGGATATATATGGCACATTACGCAAAAGTAGTAGACGGCATAGTGACTAAAGTTATAGTTGCAGATGCAGATTTCTTTAATACATTTGTTGATGATTCAGCAGGTCATTGGATACAAACATCTTACAATACACATGGTGGTAAACATTACGATGAAAATGGAAACGAAGATGGTGAAGGTTTAAGAAAAAACTTTGCAGGTATAGGGCATACATATGATAGTCAACTAGATGCTTTTTATTCACCACAACCATTTGCATCATGGACACTAAATGAAACCACTTGCTTATGGGAAGCACCTGTTGTATATCCTGACGATGGTAAACAATATATCTGGAATGAATCTATTACGAATTGGACAGAGGTAGTTTAATGGCATCTATAAAACTTAAAGGCGATACATCAGGTGAAATTACCATATCAGCACCTGCCGTTGCAGGAACAAATACGCTTACAATTCCAGCTGTAACAGGAAATATTTTAACAGATGGTGCAGCTTTACCAGCAATAGATGGTTCTGCATTAACAGGAATTACAACTGGTAAAGTATTACAAGTAATACAAACAGTTAAAAGTGACACATTTAGCACATCTAGTTCAACATTTACCGACATTACTGGTATGAGTGCTACTATTACTCCATCTTCTACTTCAAGCAAAATATTGGTTGTTGTAAGTTTTGGCACATTAGGACATAGCTCCACAGTAAGTAGTGCATATAGATTAATGAGAGGTGCAACTCCAGTTGGTGTTGGTAATGCTGTAGGTAGTAGACCACAAGCATCTATGAAAGCCACATATACATCTAGTACAACTCATGCAGATGGTGGACACACTTTTCATTATTTAGATTCTCCATCAACAACTTCTGCTACAACTTATAAAGTTCAAATGGGTGTACAAGGTGGTGGTTTTAGTGTAAGAATTAATGGTACTTGGGCTTATAGTGATGGGTCAGACCCACTATATGCAACAACTATGTCATCAATAACACTTATGGAGATAGCAGGATAATGAATAGAGATGAAGCAATATACAAACTATATCCTAATGTTAAATACATTAATAATGAAGTGCCATACGATGCTAACGACAATGTAGTTACAATAGATGAAAATGCAGTAATCGTTGAAATGGATAAAGTAGCTTACATCGCTAAAAGACAAGCAGAATATCCTGACTTTAAAGAATACCTAGACGGCATCGTAAAAGGTGACCAAGCACAAATAGATAAATACATAGCAGACTGCCAAGCAGTAAAAGCTAAATATCCGAAAGGTTAAGAATGAGCGTAACAATTAATGGCATAGGTTTTGTGGAAAACAGTATCACACTAGATACAAACTACACACTAGCAGACAATCGTAATGCGATGACTGCTGGTCCTGTCACTGTAGCAGATGGTATTGTTATTACAATCGGTGATGGTTCTACATGGAGTGTTGTCTAATGGTTACAGCTATAAAAGGAAATGATACAAGTACATTCGGTGGTGCTATTACTGCTAACACAGTTACACCAACATCATCAACTGCACCTACTAATGGAATGTATTTACCTACAACAAATACTGTTGGACTATCAACAAATAGTGCAGAGCGTATGCGTATTGACTCTAGTGGGAATGTATTAGTTAATTCAACTTCTAATGTTACTTTTGGTTCTGGTGCAAAATTATCTGTACAAGGTAGTGGTACAGGTTTAGCAGTTGGGTATGGAACTGCAACAGCACAATATAGAATAATGTACATGAATAGTGGTGATAGCACTTTATATTTTCATAATAATAGTAATTACGCATACTTAAATTCTGCTGGTGCTTGGACAAACGCCTCTGATGAAAGACTTAAAAACAATAT